TCAATTTGTGGCTTACTTGTATCCATGAATTTATCCAGGTAATCCATTTCCGAAAAGTAAGCATTAAAAGCTTCAATAAGATTTTGCTGCTTCTTTATAATAAAGTCATTTGAACCCGACTTGAGTTTATAGTTATTGCAATCCTGTTCATATTGGCTAAACAGGAACTTTAGTCGTATAAGTGATTTCATGATGTCAATTAAAAACCCCTATCATCTGCTGGTAGACAGAATCAAGGGGCTAAGGGCTAGAAGCAACTAACCAATATCTTGTATCTACCAGAATACTCTACAAATATAATAATAATTTTATAGATTTTCTTCCAATTCTTCAATAGTTTCAATACCCTTAATTGAATCAGCTTCCCAGGCTTGGGAAAATTCCTTATTTTGGAATAACGAAGCCAACCCAGTGATCTGCTTAAGCCGGAGTAACTCATCCTTACTCATTCCAATGTGCTTACATATCCAGGCATCCCCCTTACCCATTTCCACAAGCTCTGACACAATGTTACTCATTAGGTCAATATTATGAGATCCCCTGGCTCTATTATGGCGAATGGTTGAAGCCATCCTATCACCTATCTCCTTTTCGATAACCACAACCGGAAGCATTCCCTGTTCTCGTTCAAAAATTCGTTTTGATGACTTTAGGATTGAATATCTATGAAATCCATCCACTACAATATATTTATCCTTTTCAGAATCGTAAAAAGTAACGACCGGCTGAGTGTAGCCATCTTCCCATATTGATATTTCAAGCAGTTCCATTTCAGGTGGCGCTACTTTATTTGGGTTATAATCATTTGATAGTATCTGATCCACATGAACAGATAAGACATTGTAAACTGGTGATCTAAATTTTTCCATTGATTTGTTATTTTAAATTGTGTATGAACCGTCTGAGTTGTGAACTTCATTTCCTTTAACTGGTGGATTGAATACTGATATTAACTCCACATCTTCAATAGCCTCAAAAGTATGATCGTCGTGATCATCCAATATATAGATACTATCCGGTTGAATTAAATACACCTCACCAGTTGCTAAATTCGTTAGCCTTCCAATTCCTTTAATGCAGTAACAAGCCTCAAGGTGATTGATGTAATGCCAGTGATGGGGGCCACCTTTGGGAATGATCGTCTTGTGAAGCGAAAACCCCATTAGGTCACGCTCAAGTATGAGTCGGATGCTTTCAAACCCTTTGCCGGTAACGCATCTATCCGGTTCATTTAATCTTACTGATTCAATATCTTTTACGTTCATGTTATATGTTTTTATATTTTTCCATTATTTGTCTTTGTCTCTTTGATTGCTCAATGGTCGGGGCTAATCCCATGTATTTACAAGTGTGGTCATTCTTTAGTATGGTGATTGCAAACCGCTTCCAAGATGTTACCTCAGAGTTATGGCAGCTCAATTCATCTAAGTTATCAGGAGGCAGCATCTTTACGCATCGCTTATTCTTTTTACCATGCCTTGTCATTTCACCAATCTCAAACTTAATACCCTGGCTCTTCATATCTTCTATTACACGGTCAGATAATCCACGACCCACCCTTGACCAGTATCTTATAGACTGGGCGAATCGCATCTTAAAATTTTCAGCAACTTCTTTAGGAAGTGTATCAAGTAAGAATTTAGTAAAGGACTTCCATGAGTGGCCTTTAGGTAATTTAAAGGAATGATAATTTAATTGCTTGCCATATGTGGCTATAAAGTTAGCGCCCTGAACCCTGCCACATAACGTCACCCACACATGAGGATCAATCACTCTGTATAAGTTTAGTGATGATTTACTCTCTGACATGAACGGGGATGCTACCCTCATTTGATAGATACTTAATCCAGCCTTCCAGAATATATCATACAACTTATTATATTCCCAATCGAACTTAGCGTTAGCTATCCAAATATCTTCAGTTCTCCAGTCATAAATAGGATAACAATTATAAGTGCACTTACCATTTCGTTTAGTCCAAAATTTCTTTTCCTTCATCTCCTTCCGGTCATTGATAATAGCCCTCCATCGGTTAAGGCTCTCATGTGTTCTGATTCCGATCAAGCAAGCCACCTCTTCACCGTTTCCATACCACTCCCCGAATCCATCCCAAAACTCTTGATATGACATATCTTCCTTAAAGAAGTCGAATTTATGATTATTGATATTCACTATATAATTCTGTATTGGCATTGGTCTAATCCATCTTTGCTTATCCCGTTCACCCCAGCATTGCCATTCTGTGGCATAAGAACTAACAGTACAAGGAAGTGTTATTGGAAGGCAGCACCAGTACACATCCAGAATGTCCAAATTCTTTTCTAAGATGGAGTGCATAAAAGTAAGAGAATAATCATAATTAGCCTCATTGTCTAAAATCATTATTCCAATCTTCCGGTCAATATTATTTTTTCTCATGTAGTCAATCACCAGGTTGAGCATAACCCCTGAATCCTTTCCACCTGAGAATGAAACGTATATCTTTTTAAAAGTTTTGAAAATAAAATCGATGCGATCATTTGATGCATCGTACACATTTTGTTCGAGTCTATAAATCATAAATTTAGCTTTAATTGAATGGAAACACCTCGTTTAGTTAGTTCTATTTTTTTTAATTGATCGTAGTACTGTGACCGTTTCGGCTCAAACCCCAATGTTTTTAGTGAACTGTCATTCTTTAATATTGCCAAGCAAATTTGTTTGTAGGATGGGGCTAATAAATTACGCTCAATTTCATTAGGCAACTCATCAGGTATTCCGGAATGATAACATCTATTCTCCCATAACTTTATGTACTGGCTAATGCGGTCTACCATATTTTCAATTGATTATCTATTTTGTTATTGATATGGATTTCCCATTGCCTTATAGCTGACTCTGCTTTCTGGTTAGCTTGTCTCATTTGATGTTCTGATAGTTTTCCCCAAGCTTGTCTGACTAAGTATTCCGGGTATTTGTGTTTGAAGCAACAAGCAGCGTGGCCTATATATGCCTTCCGGTTAATGCTTTTATTGGTGAGAAAGTTCTCGCAAGAAAATTTCCACTTAGTAATCACCTCAAGCATAGCATTTCCATATAGAATATGATTGCCTGTAAAGTCTATAACTTCATCCATCATTTGAAGTTCATATTCTTTTGACTCTCGCCTCCACATCCCATTCTTATAACATTCCCATTTATTGTAAGGATGATATATCTGCTTCATAACCCCTCAAACTTCCTTATCTGATCATATATCTGATGGCTCTTAGACGATAGCGAGTCAACCGTCCCCATCATACCCTTATACTTCTTAAAGAACTTATCCCTTGAAGCCTCATTCTTGAACGTGACGTGCATACGCTCGTCTGGAAGGTATACGATTATCATAGCAGTTTAGGGTGTTGAATGTAAGTGTAAGTCTTGTACCCTCGTGATTCGTTGTACGGTGTCCTATCAAACATGGCTAAGGTGGTAATATCCCCGACACAATCAATCGCCATCACCTTTTCCATTCTGCGCAAGAACAGTTCAGTCTTGCGCTTCTCATTGAACATAGCCGTTCTCAAGTATTCGCGCTCGTTGTACGGTACTGAGTAAACGATCTCATCCATGTGATCCATAACCCACTTGCGATAGGCTATGATCTTGCGGTAGGTTGTCCAGATGTCGTCGGTCATATCTCCCATACCCTTCCCATCCTAGACTGGATCAGTTCATCGTACTCCTTTAGCCACTCCCTGCACTTAATAACACGGTCGATGATAGCTTGCTCGATCTCAAGGTCACGCTTAATCTTGAAGGCGATCCAACGGTCGGTGTCGGGTAGATCGGAGTAGATGACCTCTCTATCATAATTAGCCTCAGCTGGGGTGTCCATAAGCCCATAAAACAATATTGCCTCTGGCTTATCCCACAGCCTCATATAACCCCGTAGCTGATACTGATAATCCTCATCCATGTTACAGCAGTTATCTTGTAGTGTCTTGCGATTCCAGGGAGCCTTGACATCAACCACAACAGATGGGAGGTCAACATCACAAGTACCCACAAAGTAATCGTCTTGTCTGGTCTCTTGGTTCTTGTCAGCCATACCATAACCTAACTGTTCAGCCATGAAGTCGATCAGGTCGTTCTCAACCCAATTGCCTTTATCTAAATACTTGGAGTGTATCGGTTCACGGTCGTCTGCGAACCATTCTTTTAGAAAGGTCTGACAGGTCACAGGTAGGTTGCCATTCTTGCCGTTGCCCATGATCTTACCGATCTGTGAGCAGTGGATCTTAAATAGTCGCATCCGCCCCTCCCTTCTGCATCAACAATGCCTCAACTTCCGGTGTGACCTGGTACTTCTTTCTGATCTGATCCATTGTGTACCCGCTGGTGTGAATGGCTTTGTAGCAGTTGTCGAAGTCTTTGGTGTTAGCCATTAGAACTGGCATGGTATAGCGTTTGAACCTGACCACATGACCATGACGTGAATCTTTCTGTGCAAACATAATAAAAGGTTTGCCATAATAATCCTCATATTCGACTGATCCAAACTCTTTGATTAAGAACCGTCCGTTAGTCTTGTTGATAATGCAGGGTTTGTAAACAGGTGTACCGTTCAGCTCTTTTAAGAACACCCCCCCTGACTTGGTTTTCTTATTAGCACTCTGATCGAATGTTTCCACCTCTTCGATCTTGTCGATGTAGACTACCATTTCTGGCTTGAGTCCGTTGTACCCATCAAGCAAGTCCTCGCCTGATATGTACCGAGTGTCAATGAATTTTTTAATGTTTGTCATGGTTGAGTTAGTTTAGTTTGTTATCTAATAATTTCATTGGGGATTCGTGTAGTTTATAAAATTGATCTCTATTGTTTTGCGGTACTTTTTTAATATCAATTTCAGATTTTAGCTTTCTAATACCCCTTAAAATAGTTAATCTTGATGGCCTGATTTCAAAAACATACCTATATGGCATAAAACTACAATATGGGTGATTGCCTATCCATACTTCAACATCACCCAAAAAAACAGTATAAAGTTTTCCATCTGTGCTATAGCCACCTCTATTAGCAAATTTATAGGTATCCATTAATTTATTCATAAACTCATCGAGTTTTTTATCATATCGACCATGCATAAGCCAGTACGATGGTCTGAATATAAATTGCAGATTTAATACGAATTTTTTAAGGGGTGTAATCATAGTTTCATTTTGTCTAATTGATTATTATAATAGTTAATTAGTCGGACACGGACGGCTAGGTTGAACCATTCAGAGTGTCGGTAATGCTTAGGAAAGCCGAATAGCTTATAAAATGGATTAGTGGCTTTACTTTCCATCTTCTGCTGATTCCATTTAAGCATATCAGCGATCCGTTCCAACTTGTCGAGGTCGTCTTGTATTTTACTTCTCATCTCGATCCCAGATTACGTCCCAGTCTAACACTTTAATAGCTATAGTATGATGATCGATATAATCCTGGAATTTAGCAAAGTCCTCATCAGCACAAAACGTTCTCCAATGTCTCGTTAGGTGGGTCTTGTGCATCGGGGTCTCCACAATCTCATACATCTCACCCCGATCCCGTGTTAATAGGCTATATATCATAATCCCGCCTCCTTACTGAGTACATATGCACTCCATTAATACAACTGTTAAAGAATGGTAAATTGAATCGGCAAGCATGTTGGCGCGCCTCCATTTCGTCGGTGAAGTAGATGTGGGTCATTTTGATTTAGGTGTTATAATAGTTTCAGGTATTGAACTGTGCTTACCTCCTTGTACTGGCTGTGATTGGATTAGTCTAATTGTATGTACACCCCATGCAATTTGCATTGCCAAGTCTAGTGTCTTTATCAGTCTTCTCTGATTTATTTTTTCTGATTTTGATTTAGGAAGTTTAGATAACTTATCTGCCATGAGAGTAAGTTTTGTTATCTCCTTAATGACATCTAATACATCCTTAGCCTTTTCTTCCAGCGTCTTCATGCATTCTTATTTAACGGATAATCCTTAATGAACCTCGAATGCAACTGACAGCATA